AGAGAGCCCAAGCTGCCGCCAAAGAGGGTGGTCAATCGTGAGGTGGCCTCAACACCCCCAGACAACTCACCAGTGACAAACAGCATTTGCTCCAGCTCTGGAGACAGCAGACCAACAGCACCACCCAAGCCCTTGAGGCTAGAGTCAAGCTCACCAGTTTTATCCTTTAGGCTGTCAAGCCCATCTATTGTTTCGCTGTTGTCAAGCGCCTGCTTTTTCTTTTTGCCTGTGGTCTTTGCTGTTTCTGCAGACTCTTTGAGCGCTTTGTTTTCAGAGTCTAGAGCCGAGACTGCATCTTTGACTGCCTGCTCTATGGCTGCAGTGCTTTGCTCTAAGCCCTGCTCTGTGCCCTGCCCCATCTTCTGTGTGGCGTCTTCTGTGTGGGCCAGCTCTTTCTGTAAGTCTTCAAGGCCATCAATGGCATCTGAGGAGTCAACCTCTATACTGATTTTGATCTTGCCTGATTCATCTGCCATGGTGTCACCTATGTGCTCAGCTTGGGCTTGTCCCTTTCACTGTATTCTTTGATCCTTTGCCTAATGAGTGCCGCCTTGTCAGCCTTGACCTTACTCCTTCTTTCTTTCGCTGGTGTTGTCTCATGCCGCCACAAGGCCATAAGGTCAATCTGCTTGGCTCTTGGCAAGCCATAGAATCCACCAGGCTCAAGCCCCCACTGCTTCTCCAGCTTCAGCACCAGAAGATCCAGGCTCCTGGCTTTCAGGAAAGCTCTCGGCAGTTGCCTGCACCTCGCTTTCTTTGGGCAGCATCTCCACCAGATCAAGAATGATCTTCGTGCCAACAATGTAGACCTGTGATCTACTTGCGCCTTTTTTGAAGAGCCACTCTAGCACCTCTCCACCATAAGCCAAGATCTCACCTGCTGAGAGATTATAAATAGGTGGCCGATCTTTGTTCTTGCTGGACCAGCAGATTCCCAAAGCAGCAGCATTTACTCTAGCCAGTTTTGACTTGCTGCTCTGTTGGCCTACCCACTCAAGATATAGATCATTCATAGCCGTAAAGGAGTGAGGCGCATCAATGAAGACTTGCCCCAGACCTTGGATCTCATATTGCTCTTTCATTGTCCCTCCTTAGGATTGAGAGCGTTTTCTAGCTTTGGCCGGTGAACGTCACACCACCATAGACCTCACCTTGCACGTTCAGCACGTTGGGGTCACCTTCTGAAAAGTCGCATGTAAGCAGGACTTTCGAGAATGTGGCCTGTGCATCTGCGTTGTCTCCATGATTGGTCCCTTCCACTTGCATGTGGACGCTGCACAGAAACTGCTCAAAGCCTGAGCCGCCTGTGCTTGTCAGTGCAGACCCTGAGGCTGTGCCATTGCAAAAGTCAAGCAAGGTGGCAGCGCCTGCATTCGTGAACTCAAGCATGTGGACGCTAAAGCTTAGCGAGCCTACCTGATCGTCACCCTTGCGCAGTCCTACGATTGATCCACGATCCCTGATGACGATCCTGTCCTCTTCAGCAGCGAGCAGGTTTGCTGTAAAGTTGCCATCCTCAAAATTGATCTCAAGGGTGGTAGGGGAGCCTGCCCCGTCTTGGAGTTTTAGCGTGCCGTCGCGCCGCACTTTGACTGTCGTTGAAGCTGCCATGTTTTGTTTCCCCTCTAAAAGGTGGTTTGTGTGAGTATATCAAAGGTCTGTGCATTGCTGCTTTTCTTATCTGCTCGATAGCTACGCTGCACTCTGTTCTTGCCTGCGTTGTTTACTATCTCATCTCTAAGCGCCTTGGTGGCTTGTGGGATTAGCTCTTTCTTGATCTTGTCCCTGACCAGCACCCATTCCCTGTTCTTGTCACTGCCAGCTGTGACAGTAGCACCAGCCCTGTGCACATAGCGCGCATACGTGTTGCCTACTCCTGAGGAGGAGTATGGCTGCCCATTCTTCTTGGTGCCCTTTCTTTGTTTCTTTGTCGCGTCATTAAAAAGCTCAACACCTCTGATCAGTCCAGTGGCAGAAGACTGAAACAGCTTGAACTTCCAGCCTCTGAAGGAGGTGCCCTGGTGATCTTTTGGATAGTTGTTTTTGTATTGCCAGCCAGTCCACTGCCGCCATGCAAGTGCTTGCGATTGCTCACCAAGATCTTCAAGGATTCTCATCTCTGATTCGAACAAAACTTCATTGAGCTTAAGGCCCAATGAGGATGTGATTGTGACTTTGCCTGACATTAGATCAGCCTCCTTAGCAGGTCTTGGAATGTCTGCTCTGGCTTTGCTGTTGCTGGCCTTGACCACCCAGGGATCTCTGTTCCCACCACCTTGAATGCCTCTCTTGGATCCACACCTTGCTGAGCTGCCTGCTGCAGCTTTGCTTCTGTCTTGTCTATCTGTGCTCGCATTTTGCGCACAAGCCTTTGTCTGTTTGCTTTGAAGACCTCAGACACAAGCCTTTGGAACCATGGGCGGCCACCTTCTCTCACTGGTGTCTGGCCCTTCTTTGTAATCCAGCCAGAATAGGAGATCGGGTTTTCATAGACAATGGCAACCGCGCCAGCATCACCCTGCACACCAGCAAACCAGCCAGCTCTTGACGTGCCTGTTTCCACGGGCCAGTTTCGCCTGATCACCCTCAGCTGTGCATTGACCTCAGCACCCATGACTGCTGACTCTTCAGGTGTCAACGGTCTTGAGGTGCCATGCTTCTGCCTGATGTAGCTGTCTATCTCAGGTAGCCTGCCCAGTGCTCTAATGCGTCCAGATGCCATCAGATCACCAAGCTCATCTCATAGGTGACACTCAGTGAGAATCGAGTGACCAGAAAGGCACCACCACCTTCGTATGTGTGGGAGGCTGCACCAAAGATGATGGCACCTTGCTGGGTCAAGCTGGTGTTGTTTGCGCTCAGATACTTGATGGCTGTGTGATAGTCCTGCAATGCTTGGCTCGGAGCTTCTTGGCCGTCACCAGGCTTGAGCTGATGGCCCAAGCTGATGCTGAAGTTTTGAGTGACTCTCAAGCCTGCCACATTCGGCTTGCCCCTGCCAGGTGAGCCGCTTGGCCCAATGCTACCAGGCTGCACAGAAAAGCTTCTGCTGATGCGCTGTGAGCTTGCGTTAGGCACGCCTAAGGGTGACCGGGCCTGGACCAGGCTGGCCGCCGTCAGACGGGCTATCACAGCTGTCAGTGCACCATTGGGTGTCATCAGTCTGAGCCTCTATAGAGCCTGCCCCTTCTCACCCCTGACTGCAGCATGATAACGGCAGATCCTGTTGCCACTTCTGACTGCAGCTGGTTTTCTTCATTGACATCAATGGTGCTTTTCAAGCGCTCATAATCGCGCTCATACAGCTCTGCATAACGCTCAGCAAAGAGTGCATAGCGATCATTGGTGTTGAGCAATGTGCTGTAGTCTACAAAGAGCAGCTCAAGTGCACGATCAAACAGACAAGGCCTCAAGGCTGATGGGGTGCGCCACTTCCAGAATGGCACACCATCGAGATAGAGCCTGTTCGTCACATCTGACCAGGCCTGATCAATGTACTGCTGCAGCGACGTGACAGAAGCTCCCAGAAGGTTTGCTGCCTCACTGTGTCTTTGGATCAGGTCAGTCTGCCCAATAGGCGGATACAGCTCAGCAAGACAAAGCACAGCGTCATTGTAGAAGCTATAGGTGGCCCCACCGATCAACAGGTCCACCTTGATGAGCCATCGAGGCCCCAGGCTTTCTGCTGATGTGGTGGCCCCAGCTATGGCTGCTGAGGTGAAGGTGCCGCCGGAAATACCGCCAGCAACACCATCCACCAAAGCTGTGCCATTGGGCCTGTACAGTGTCAACGTGCCAGAGGTGATGGTAGCAGCTGAGCCGCTCCTTTCCACTGACACACTGATCTGCTGTGACTTGCCCTGCTCAATGAGAGTGGGGCCAGTCCATCGCGCTGTGTAAAGCGTTGAAGACATAGCCTTCCCCTCCTATTAGCCCATTGCGATGGTGATAAGTCCCATCAGATCCCAGCCATCATTTGCATCATCTGCAGCGTCTGCATCACAGAAGAAAATGCCGCTCTCATTCTGATTGATGGTTGCCAGGGCAGTGGTGCCATCGGCCTGTTTGACAGAAAGATTCTCAGCTGCGTCAGACCGATTGAAAACCCAAAACCATGCTCCTTCACGGGGAGCAGGCAGGATCACGTCGCGACCGCCACCGCCACAATCCAAACTAATCATCTGGGCGTCACTGTGGGTCAGGGTTCTATTTCCTGCAAGCGTCTCCTTGGCATATCCGCCAGGGTTCCAGGTTTGCCGTAGGACGCGGAATGGATTCTTCCCATCATAAGCCATGATATTTCAATCCTTTTTTTTTGCTGTGATTACAGCTATTTAGTGTTTCTCTTCTCTGCTTTCTTTGCAGCGTGGATAGCTCTTTTCTTGGCATACTCTGCCGAGGTGCCATTATCCACCATCTGCTTCACCATCGCATCGATGCGATCTCTTGTCCCCTGCTTCTCACCGCTCATGGTTCTTCTCAACCTTCTTCCCAGGTGTTCTGGGCTTTGCAGTGGTTTTGGGGCTGAATGCTTTGCTGTATTCCTGCCAGTGTTTGTCCATGCCTGCAAGCCTTGCCTCAGCCAGCTCAATCCTTTTCTTGAGGTGAGGGTTGCGATCAAAGCGGCTCAGGAGCCCATTGAGCTTGTCTTGCTCTTTCTCTCGAATCGCTAAGTACATCTCACGGATCATGGGCCTGACCAGGCTGGTGCCACGAACGTGCAACAGAAAGTCATACCAGCTGTCTCTCAGCTCTGACTTGTTCCAGATGATCTCATCATTGGGCAGCACTGTGGCTGCTTTGTTGAAGTCAACATAATATTTGCCACCACCTCTGATGGGGTAGAAGTGCACATAGTCCATGTACGGGCCAAGGCGCTCATCCTTAGGATCCAGAATAGTGCCGCCTTTCTCTCTCACTTGAGCCAGTGCCATGCTCATGTTGCCATCGCGCCGCACATTGCACAGACCAGGCCTGCCAATAATCTTGGTGATGTCTGGAAGAAAGCCTCTCTGCAAGTCATAGATCCAGCGCTTTGGGTAGTGGATATAGATAAACCTGAAGGTCTGCTTGTGCTTGTGGGTGATGGGCAGGCCATCATCAGCCCTGGTCTGGATCTTCTCCTGCTGGGGCTTTGTGAGGTGTAGAGTCTCTTTCACTGTTTGTCCCTCCTTAGGGATGAGGCTGGCAGCCCCTGGAGTCATAGAGGCTGCCAGCTTCAGGGTTTGTCTGGCTAAGCGTCAGAAACAATGCGCACACCGCGTGCGTCTTCTGCCTCTGCCACACCCATAAACATATGGGCATATGCTGCAGTGACACCATCGGATGCAGTGCGATCAAGCTCTACCACAACGTCGCCAGCATCAAGGATGATGTTGCCAGCAGGGATGTGGCCGATCATGCGCGACACAGGAGCCATGGCATAAGCCAAAGCACCTTGAGCCATCATTGCGCCGGTGTAGCTTCCAGATGGGGTTGCGTCCACAGAATCACTGACGTAGAAGTCAGTGTTCATCCAGCTGCCCTTGTAGCCAACACCCTTCTGACCCAGCATCTCAATGGTTGCAGGAGCAAACTGAGCCGCTCCAGTCTCTGAGCGCAAAGAGCTTAGGAAGTCATTGAACTGGATCGGATGGAGGACGGCTGCATATGGAGGTGCATTCAAGCTGCTGGTGAGCTGAAAGATGGCGTCATAGATGTCATCCACTGACAGGTTGACACCAGCTGTGCCCACAGTGTTGGCAAAGCCAGGAGTGTGGAAGAAGTCGCAGATGATATCAGTGAAAGTCAGACTCACGCCGTTGATCAGATTCTGCACCACTCGATCAAGATCGATTGCATCACCTGAGACAGGAATAAGATCCGTCAGTGCATACGCGCGGCTGTAGCGCTCAACAGTGATATCAAAGTGGCTGGTGGCATATGCAGTGGCAGCTGTGGTGGTGTTTTCACCAGGAGCTGCAAAGGCACCAGGCACCATGTCTTGTGTGACATTGGTGGTGGCTGAGCCTACACCGTCAAAGGGTACGCGGAGACAAAGAGCGCGGAGATCCGTAGGATCATAAAGCTGCTCAAGGACAAGAGAAGAAAGCACCTCAGCAACAGCACCACCATTGGTGACAAGGTTTGCTTGGGTAGTTGCGCCGGTAACGGCCATGGGTCACCTCAAAACATAGGTTTGGTTTTTGTCTGAATGTTTGAATGGGCCCGACTTACTACAAAACTATCGCATCCGGTCGCGTGGGTGCGGTCCCTTCTTCTCTCTACCGTACAGGCCTCTGACCTGTCAAGTCCCTACTTGATGATCTTCTTGGCACGCCATTGAGCAAGGATCGCATCCTTCTGATCTCCAAGTGTGCCACCGTTCTTTGCCCTGACTTTTCTGATGGCCTCTGCTGTCCACTCCTGCTCATTGTTTTCTGCTGGCTGGCCTGTCCCTGAGTCAGGGTTTCCAGTCAGCACAGCCCTAAGAGCTTTGAGCAGATTGTCATCTGCTACATCTGGCACAGGTGGTGCAGCTTGTTCAGTAGGCTGAGGCCCTGCAGCAGCTGCTCTCTTGAGGTGCACTTCATAGAGTGGATCTTCAGCATTGGCTGTTAGCCACTCTGAGAATGGCACGCGCTTGTCAGCAGCGACCTCTCTCTGAGAGGCTCTCCACTCATTGCCAAAGAAGCGCTGCAGGCTGTCATGGGTGATGCCTTGCTGCATCAGGTGCACGTTGATCTCATGATTCTCTGAGCTTGTCTGATACTTCGACTTCAAGCGCTCATACTCCTCCTGCACCCCTTGCAGTGTCTTGAGTGCTTCATCCCTGGTGGCCTCAGCCTCTCTGGCTCTCACAGACTCTTGCTCAAGCCTAAACGATGGCACAAGCTTCTCAGCCTCTCCCACTCCATTGGTTGGCAGCATCTGCTGTGCTGGTGCTGGTGTCATTGCTGGTGATGTGTTCTCTTCTGCCACTTTATCCCTCCTCAGGTTGTGGTGGTTGTTCCGTTACTGCTGAAAAGCCGCGCCCGACCTCTCCCATGATCTGCTCAGCAGATGCCATGGGCAGATTGAAGAAGGCAGACAGCATCTGCACTCCTGATGCTCTCGGCAGCTGGCCTTCTGCCACTGCTTGCACGATGCCCTGGGCGGCTTGCACCTGAGCACCATTGAGCGCTGTGAGCTGCACATTCTCAGCCTCAGGCTCAGCAAGCTGTGCAGCCTCTTCTACTGCCTCAGGCTCTGGTGCGTCTGCTTGTAGCCCAGGCTCTGGTGCATCTGGTGCCATCGGTTGATCGAGCAAGGCTAGATCCTTCTGGATCTCCTTGACCCTTAGCAAGCGCTCAAGGGCCTGCTCATCAGACTCAATCTCAGGATGCAGACCTCTGATCACATCTATCTGTGAGGCGATCCCCATGTCAGCCTCTGTCTTGAGCACCTCTGCCTGTGCCTTCCTTTCTTGCATGGATGGCTTTAAGGCTCGATAGTGGATGGAGTATGCTCTTGGATCCTCAGGCAGATCAGTGCCAGCATATAGGTTTGACAGTGCGGCAGCTGTTGCAAGCAGCTTCTGATCGGCCATTCTTAGTGCTGGCTCCACCAGCTTCTGTGCCCGCCTTTGTCCTTCTCTGCTCACCACTATGGCATATCCGCTCTGAGCTTGGGTGATCTGCAAGTCACTGGGATTGAGCCCAGCATACACAGCCAAGCCCTGTTCATAGATTCTCAATGATTCAGCACCAGCCACTGGATCCATGGCTGCCTGAAACTGGCCAAGGCTTCCACCGCCTGGCCCCTTGCTGTGAAACTTGATGATTGACTTTCGGTCTACCGCCACCACATCCACTGGGCGGCCTGCAATGGTGCGGGTGTTTCCAGCTTGTGTGTCAATATCTATGGCGTATCTCTGAGGGTGACTTGAATTAAGATAGCCATCTGACCACATTGTCCACAGCCCGGCCAGCCTTAGTGCGCCCCTGCTCAGCTCTGTGCCTTTGGTCCATGACCATAGCTTGCTGCCCACCTGCTTGTGATACATGACATAGGGCAGTATGGGATCACCAGCGCTGTTGCGGTAGGGATAGGAGCCAGCCAGCTCTGGTGCATATTTGGCCGTAGCATCCACCCTGTCACCATTGTCATCAATCTCTTCGATCATGAAGACTGGCTCTTTCGGATCTCTGATATCCCAAGTTTCCCAGGTCCATGCCTGATCCCTGTACCTCAACTCACTGACCATCCCTGGTTCATCAGGCTGATTGGGCAGCGCTTTGCACACTACAGTGTCAGGCATCACAAGACGATAGCTGGCCTCTTTAGCATCAGCCCAGTGCTTCCAGTCCACCCTGACCAGCACCTCATTGAGGCTCAAGCAATAGAGGCTAGTGCCTTGCTGCTGTGCCCACAGCCTTGGTGTGATGATGGTGCTCAGGTCTGCGTCATCTGCCTCAGGCACCCTCACATCTGGTGGCTCGATGTAAGCCACATTGAGCTGCTGATAGATCAGCTTGAATGGGTTTCTGCTGAGGTCTGGATTGACTGACATATCTGCAGCTATCTCAAGGGCAAACATATCCTCAATCTCATCTCTCACGTCATTGATGTGCTTGCCATTCAGGAGCCGGATGCGCAGACCCTGCTCTTTCCACCTCTGCTGGTCTGCCTCTTCTGCTGGCAGTATGCTCACTGGGATCGTTGGCATCTTAGTGTTTCCGCCGGATCCAGCCTAACTCAAAGAGCTGCTGACTGGTCAGATATGCAACAGACTGGCGATCCCCTTCCTTCGTCTGCTCCTCTCCTTTGAGGCTCCAGACCTGCACCCCTTGCTCTGCTTTGGGCTTGCCCTTGGCACCAATGATGATCTTGATGTCACCCTTCTTGGCTGGCTTCTTCTGTGTTTTCTTCTCTGCCATGTCTGCTCCTATATGATCAGGAAAGTGGAGCCCTCAAGGGACTCTGTGAGAAAGCATTCTGCAATGTAGCCTACAGCATCAAAGGAGTGCTTCAAGTCTCCACCTGTCTCACCTCTCCAGTGTCTTAAGGTGGAGATCAGATTACCGCACCCTTCATGCACCATAAAGCGCCCCTCAACACAAGCCGAGGATATCATACGCGCTCGTGCCCTCACAGACCCTGGCCCTTTATAGGGCACTTGGATGGAGAAAGGTGGCCTTGCTGAGTCCAGTGCTTTGGCAAAGCCGCGCTCCAGGAGCTGGTTCACTGAGAAGCCAAGCCCAAGCCTTCCGGCTGAGTTGCTGTCACCCCTCGCCTCATCTATCTGCCAAGGCTCCACATTCCACTGCTTGAGCATCTGGATGATCTGTCTGGCCTCATCTGCTGGGGTGTTGCGCTCTTTGCTCACATACTCATCAAGCACCCACAGCCTCTCTGAGTCCCACCCCACCAGATAGCAGATGCTGCTGCCTGGTTGCTCCCCATGGTCCCAGCCAAGGCCAAGGCTCTGGATCCCGGTGGGCACATCTGAAAAGACGTTCTCTTCACTGAATGAGATCCACCGATCCACAGTGATGCCAGACCATGCACCCTCAACACGTTGGGCCATCTCCCAAGGCCCATAGCTCTTGATCTGCTTCTCAATGCTCTCAGGTGTTCTATGTGGGCAGTTTTCAGCTGACAGCTTGATCCTGTGTATATCCCACCCATCTTCCATAGGTGGCGAGCCATCATCAGGGTTGCCCTCTACCCAGTCCCTTAGCCACTCAGCTGGTCTGCCAATAGGTGTGAAGCCCATGAAGATCGGCGCATTGTTGACAGCCACCCTGGATCGAGCCTCACCAAAGTGGCCGCGCTTCGGCAGCTCATCCACTGCCAGATAGTCAATAGTGGCACCAGCCAAGGCCATCATCTCCTGACTGCCAGACTTGCCCACCATCAAGCTGCCAGTGTTCAGCCTCAGCATCTTGCTGCCCCTGTATGTGTAGCCCCTGGCACTGTCATAGATCGTGTGAGGATGCAGCACCCCTGGTGGCTCTATCTCCCTGAGCTTGGCTGAGAAGTTGCGCCAGCCTGCCTTGAGATTAGCGCACAGTATCCAGCCAGTGGTGGGTGGTGGCTCGGTGGGCCGGAAAGGGTGAGAGCCCAAAGCGTGCAGCCAGCACTCTGCTGCCACTGCTCTTGTCTTGCCCACCTGATTGCCAGCTATGAGTAGCCTGAGCTGATCCTGTGACTCATGGAAAGCCAGCTGGCCTGGGCTCATTCCACCCTTGCCAGGAGCTTCCTTGATGTATTGGGCCAGCGTGTTGGAGGCATACAGCTCACCAGCCTTCTTGATGGTGGACAGGTTGATCATGCTTCTCCTGCCTGCAGCCACCACATGAGATCAACGTGCCCATTGTACTCAGCCAAGGCGCACCACTCCCACTCTGCTGAGCCATCCAGGCACCTCATGTGCTCAAGCTCATAGCACTCATGCAGCACCCCAAAGGCATCATCCACGTCAAGAGCCCAGGCTGCTGCCTCATACAGGCTGCCTGCTATCTCGATGCAGAAGCCAAAGAGCGTCACAGTGCCTCCAAGAAAAGGGGCGCCTGTTTCCAAGAGTCCACCTCTAAACTGTCAAGCGCTGTCTGCATGGAGCCAGTGCCAGGAAAGATGTCTGTGAGGGTGTCGCCTTGCTCATATCCGAGCAGATCACAGATCCAAAGACAAAACTGGTGGGGCTTTGCTCCTGGCAGGCCTTTTTTCAAAGTTATGTTTGCGGCCACCCAGTCTCTCACTGTGTCTTCGTCTCTGGTTCTCTTTCGACTGCCACGAAAGATCACAGGCTCCCAAGCATAGCCTGGATTCACACCTGGCTTGAATGAGGCGAAAGGCTTTACCCATGCAGCCACCCGCACATCAGACGGACACAAAGGCAGTATCTTTTGCAAAGAACCGCTAGTCAATGACATGGCCCACCCATCATACACACACAAAGAATCTATCAGCTGCTTATGGGTTTCGATATCGTCCCAGATGGCCGCCTCTGGGTGATGCTTTCCATACAAGCGCTTGCCTAAACCAAGGTATGGAGGATCTGCATAGGCATAGTTTCTGCTCATGGATAGAACACCTGGTCAAGCATGAGAGCGCCTATTCAACGCAGCAAGGATCAGATCCTCAGGCAGCTCTGACACATGGCTGATGATGGCCTCTCTGCCTTCTGCAGTGTTAGGGTCCACCATGTGATCCTCTGCAGTGACCTCAGGCTCAAGCTGCTCAAGCTGCTCTTTTCTATAGCCGTGCCTCCTCTCAAGCAGCCAAGCTGCTGAGGTCCAGTTTCCCTGTTGAGCTGCATCCTTGATGACCGCCAGACAGTGTGCAGCGCTCTCTGCTTCTGCCCTTTTTATGGACTCCAAAAGCTCCAGATAGGCTGGCTCCCCTGCCTGCCCTCTCTGCCTCCAAGCATAGAAGGTGCTCTCACTCACTCCTGCATATTGTGCAGCCAGCTTATTGCTCAGGCCAAGCTTGATGCCTTCCACCAGTCTCTGCTTTGTCTCATCATTCAGCTTGGCCAAAGTGCCTCCTATTGTCTATCTGTGAGCTGCCTGGTCTGATTGAATGCCAGCTGCTTTAGGCTAGCAGTGTCCCTTTCAAGGCTCATCATCTCTGCTGTTGACCTGTATGCTGCACGATATGCAGCCCTGTGTGATGGTAGCTCACTGGATCTGCTGTTGCAAAGCTGAAGCCATCCACCACAGCCTTGAAGTCCTGCCATCATCTTGCGCTCTCTCATCGGGTCATCGGACAGTTTCCAAGCCTCTCCTGGTGGATTCGCCCTGCCATATCTGCCCACAGCGCTCAGCAACTCACCCCAAGTTATGTCTGAGTCATCAAGGGCCAGGGCCCTTCTGGATGGCAAGTGCTTGAGCAGCAGGCCTGGTCTGGGCCAGGATACCATCTCATCTGACCTCAGAAAGCTAGCTACCGCTTCAAGCATCTCATCAGCTGACACATCCCTCAGCAGCCTTCTGTAGACTTCCACCCCTTTAGCCATGCCCTTTGGGGTGGCATACATAGCAGGAGCTTTGCAGCCTCCAGCTATCAATAGGCCAAAAGCCATCTCCACAACATCAGCCGATAACAGGCCTTCATCCTTGTCTTTCATTGTCCCTCCTCAAGGCGCAACTTTCTTGCCGCTCCCAACACTGAGAGCGGGTCATTGGTATCTGTGATGCTGCCCTCAGGCAGCTCTGACATGGTAGCATACTGATCAAACTTCGAGCGCTGCAGCACAGTGTCTATGGTGTAGCCACTGTTTCTGAGAAAGGCTGCTCTGGGGTGGCTGCTCTTTTTGTACCACCTCACCACATCAAAGACCACAGACTCACCATGCTCAATGAGTCTGGCCTTGAGTGCCTCCTTTCTCTTTTTCGTCAGCTTCAGTGGCTGTGACCTCCCAAGCTCTTGATTGATCTCCACCCACAGCTCTGTCCACCATTCTGTGCCCCACAACACATACACAGAATCAGTCTTGATCTGAGGCCCTTTCTTTTTGGGTAGATCACTGGGTAGTTCTTTGGGTAGTTCTTTGGGTAGATAGGTGGCAGATTCTGCCGGGGTGGTAGGCAAATCCTGCCGGGGGGGTAGGCAGATTTCTCCGGGGTGTGCGGCAGATTCTGCCAGGGTCAAAACAGGTGGTGCGGCAGATTCTGCCAGGGTCAGGGCTCTGAGGTCCAGCACACAATAGTCAGAAGTCCCAGGCCTTTTGACCCGCTTGAGCAGACCTTTGGCAGACAGGCTCTGAAGCTTCTCCCTCACACTCCTAGGGCTGAGCTTGCAGTCTTTAGCCAGCAGGGCCTGAGAGGCCCACATACAGCCCCCACTGTCTGATCTCAGCACCAGTGCCACCATCACAGCAAACTCACCAGGGCTCAGGTCTGGGCTATCCCTTAGGGCTCTCAACGCTGTTAATGGATTGAATGACACAGCCTTCCTCCTCTATGGTTGTGAGCTTGATAACCACTCGACCAGCATTTCCCTTTTCTGAATAGAGGCTTCTGATCCTGAGATCCACCACCAGCTTGTCATTCTCTATGATCTCAGCCTTCTGCAGGGCATCAAGGCAAGCCTTGGCCACATTGTCTGCATCTGGTAGAGCTGCCCTAATCAGCAGGCCAGCTGGGTCTTTCTTCCTGCACAGCCTGATGGGCCTCTTGGCTATGGCGTCAATCTCCACCTTGACAGGCTTGTCAATGGCAGCACCCTGCCACTGGCTCCTGAGAATGGTCACTGCTGCCTTCTCCCATCTTGCTGTGGTGGCTGGAGTGTATGCCCTGGCATAGCCACCCTTAAAGGTGACTCTGGGTCTACCCTTGCCCTTCGGCTCAAGCTCAAGTGTGATCAGGGTCATGAAGTCACCGCATCACCTGTGTCACACAGGCCCCAAGACATGCATCCTGGCTCTATCTCATCCTCTCGAAACATTGAGAATTGCTTGCCACCTCTTGATGTCTTCGACCATTCAATCACACGGTCGATATCAGCCATCTGGTTGCCATGTCCCTTCTGTCCAAAGAACGTCGGGGCAACGTGCCCCCTCTCATCGAATGATGTGCCCTTCGCTTCGTTGCGCTTCTTTGCCAGTAGCATCACATCATGTTCAAGATCCCTAATGAGGTTAACTCTGGCCTGGTCTGTTTCGGCCATGTAGCGCACCTCTGCCTTCCGGCTAAAAATGCACGGCCAACAGCCTACGCGCTCAGCCCCCTTAAGATACAGCGAGCACGGACTAAGCTGGTGTCTTGTGTGAATGTCGATCACATCTTGTCTTGACCACCTGAGAAGAGGCCGCCAGACCATGCAGTCTAATGACGTGCTGATCTCGCGCTCTGGTAGCTTGGATCGAGCCACACTCTCCTCTGCTCTCACTCCAACCGTGTTGACGGGCAGCTCAAAGTCTTGATCGCGCATGTACTTTTTGAGCGCTTTGATCTTCAGCGTCTCAGTGCACCACCTCCGCATTCGGCTTGGAAACATGGCCTTGTGCAGCATCCACCGCACCATTGCGGAATAGTGGCCGAGGCGTGCTTCATAGGCCTGGGCGAGCTGCTCGCGCTCCTCGTCTAAGTTAGGCGTCGGAGCCGTTACCCACTCAATCGGGCCAATGGCTTTTGGCAGCTCATGCTTCAGATACTGATAAAGCGCTGGGTGCTCCCACCCTGTGTCGAAAAACACGCGCCTGTGCTCAATGCCTTGCTCTTGTAGGTGGAGACACATGGCCGCGCTGTCTTTGCCACCGCTCACACTTGCTATGTAGTCAGCCACCTGTCATCCCCTCCTGCCAGATCAATGTGCAGCGCATCCTGCACACACTGCCACCTGCAAGCCACCTGCACAGATGGCAAGTGGTCACTCTGCAGCCTATAGCCACCACCACCAAGGGTGATGACTCGGCCACAGCTGCTGCAGGTCTGCTCTTGATCTAGGCTTCTGACCTTGAATGATCGCACCTTATCCACACCTCACATCCCTGGCTGGCTCATAAGAGCCCAGGCGAGAAAAGAAAAAAGGCCCAAGAATACAGCAGTATCCATCCACCTATCCACGGATCTCCTCCTTCATTCTCTTGACAAGGCTGATCAGCTCTTGCCTGCTGAGGTCTTCAAGCTCACCTAAGCCAAAGCCCTGAGCAGCTTTGCACAGGCCAGCCAGTGTGAGATCTGGGCTGCTTTTTCTGCAGTGCTCCAGCACACTCCTAAGGTCAGCCCCTGCTGCTCTGTTGCCATCATCATCCACGCTAGGCAGTGCCAGAATGGCCTGGATGGCGCCTCTTCTGAGGTAGGTGACAGCGCCCATGGTCTTTTGTGGGTCTGCCTTAGCCACAGGGCAGCTGGCTGTGGAGACGATATAGCCGCCCTCCTCATGATAGAGACAGGTGGTGAGAGAAGCCTTGAGTTGCCCATCTCCTCCAGGAGCCTGTGTCAGCAGCAGGCCATTGACCTGCAAAGCTGGCAGCACTGCCCTGAGGATCTGATTGATGTCTGCATAGGCATTATTGAAGTGCCCATTGACACTGCTCTTGACCACCGGGTCCAGTGCGCTCTGTGCGCTCAGCAGCGCCTTGATGAGTGCTGGCAGATTGCCGCCATGCTCATAGCTAATCGTGATCTTCTGATTGTCCATTTTCGTCCCTCCTTACTTGGATCTAATGGTTAGGTTTTTTGAGGTCTTGAGATAAGCACCTTCTATAGTCTCTCCAGCTCTTAGCTTCTTTAGCAGGTCTGTCTTCTTTGGTGTCCTAGTAACTTTGACAAACTCTTCAGGCAGAAGCTGCATATCATCCACCACAGCTCTGGTGCTGCTGCTCAGTGATGCTGTGCCCCAGTGACCTGTGCGCTTTGGCTCTTCTCCAAGGGCCTCGATTGCCTCAAGCAAGCTGTGCATTCTCTTCTTGAATGCTGCTCTCTTTGATTCCCAGCTTTTCCTTCTGACAGCATAGATGTCTGCCAACTCTTTGCACTCAGCAGCCTGAGCCTCACAGTGCTTCTGCATGAAGAAAAGATAGCTGATAGGCTCATCCACCTCTTGCAGGATGGCATCAAGCTCTGCCTCAGTGTCTTCTGTGACCTCACCAAAGGACTCAGACAGCTTGGCCTGTAGCTCCAAGGCGCGGTTTCTCACGTTAAAATCTGTGCTCATGACTGCTCCCTCTTAATGTCTTTGGCATGTGGGCAATGAGTTGAAGAGTGCCTGCCACCACAGATGCTGCAGGTGTATGCTCTCTTCGTCTTTCTTTGTGGCGTCATTGGTGCGCTAGTGATTGACACCGACTCTGCCACCATGTCCCTTAGGATAGTTGCAATGGGCCAGGTGTCTGGCTCCTGCTCTCCCTCATGCTGAAAGACAACGCCAACAATAGTGACTTGATGTGGAATAGGTAGGCTCATGACCCCTCCAAAATCTGATCCGCTTTCTGCTTGATGTCGGACATGATGCCCATAATGCTCTGTGCGTCAAGATCGCTCATCATCATGTCGTGATACTCTCTCTCATGGCTGACGATTATGAGCCACAGCACACCATCTGCTGACAAATAGTGCGTTTCTTTTGTCACTAGATCATAGGCTGTCTCTGTGTACTCATCAGCCTCAACATGATGCACAAAGGTAGTCTGCTCCTCTGTCTTCATTAGCACGCACAAAAACCGCTCAATGATCGAATGATATCCAGGGTGGACTGTTACTTTGGCATAGCTCTGGTGCTCTTGAAAACTGTTCTTGTTTTCAAACTCTACCTTCAGCAAAGTCATCTCTGGGTGATGCTGCGTTAGCATTCCCAAAAAGCTGTTGAGTGCTGTGAAGCCCACATACATTTGCTGCAGGCTGTTGATCTTTGGCTCTTCCATTGTCCCTCCTCAGGGCTTTCTGCCATCAGTAGCAGGCCAAGACCCAGGAGCTTTGAGCCCCTGAGCGATGGTCTGGCACTGATCAGGCTGTTGCAAGGCAGTAGCAGACCAGGCCTCTTCCAAGCGCATAGCCTGCAGCATCGCAGACAGGACGCCAGTCGCTAAGCTTCTTTGCAAGGTCATGGTTGAAAATAGCGTCCATGCTGACCAGACCACCTCTGTTGGCTGCCATTGGGTCTGCCTTGTTGTCTGCGCAGAAAGCCTCAACAGCTGCCTTGTTGCTGTCTGCTGCCACTTCGGCCATTAGGCTTTTTGAACCTGTTGCAATGTCCATCAGATAGATTCTATAGCTTTTCAACACTGTGCCCTCCTTACTGAGCTATTCCACAATATTTATAAACTTTGCAGAAGTCAAGATAAAAAGATCACAGGCAAAAACCAGAAGGGCCACAGATGCCCTCTGTGACCCTTGGTAACTCTGTCGATGTCAGCCTAAAAAGGCATGTCATCAAACTCATCAGCTGCCGCTGCTAATGGTGTGCCGTTTTCCCTTCCCAAGGAAACTGGTGGTGCTGCTCCCGTCTGCAGTGCCTCAGCATAGTCTGCTGCTATCTCCCAGCTGATCTGCTCTTGGCCTTCTTTGTTTGTCCACTTGTTTCTGCGCGGCTCACCCTTGACCAGGATAAGATCACCCACAGACAAGGTGGCCAGCTCTGCGCACCTATCACCAAAGACTTTGACAGTGTGCCAGCTCTTAAAGTCTTGAAAGGTGCCATTGGCCTTCTTCCTGCTCTCAACCTTCACACGAATGGTGAGGATCTGGTAGCCCTTCTCAGTGGTAAACAGCTTCGGCTCTGCATCGACATTGCCGATCAATGTGGTCTGGATGTATCCCATATTTTAGCCCCTCCTTTTTGGGCTTTCAAAAGTATAACCCAAGCGGCAGGTGGTGGTGAGGGTTGCCAGTAAGGAGGGACAAAAGTGGCAGATTATGGATCAAGCCCTAACAGGATCCCCCTCACCACCTGATCTGCTTATTCAGTTTCTGCTTCTGGTGCCGCCTGTTCTGCCGCCTCTTCTGCTTCTGGTGCCGCTTCTGGCTCTTGTGAAGGTGCTGGCTTAGGCTCGGCAGCAGGAGCCGCCTCAGGGGCCTGCTCATCAAGCTGCAGCTCACAGCTGCCCCAGGTGCCAGCCACCACAATGGCTCCTCCAATAAATGCCACCTTGGTGGACTGCTTGGCCTCTTGCAGCTTTTCTTTGATTCTTGACATTAGAGATCCTCTTCATGAATGAGTGTATAGGTGAAGGTCTTCCACTTGGGGTGGTGCTCAATCTGCAGGTGGCACAAGTCCATGAGCTGCAGGAAGTCTTGCTCCCTCTTGAACACCTGACAGCCAGCGCTCCAGGTCCAGCGCTTGCCGCTTGAGCTGACACCTGAGATCCTGGCTGAGTCTCTGCCTGCCTTGTGGATGTTCGCGCCGATATAGCCAGTCTCCAAGGTGTGTGGATCCATGTCCAGCTGCTCATCAAGCGTAGAGTCTCGATAGTATTTGATGGGCCCTGGCCCTCTTTGCACTAGCGCCTCATACTTGTTCCGATGCAGGCCAAGCACATAGGCAGACCTGTGCTGCCCTGTAGCCATGATCGCAGTGCCATCTGCATTGTACAGCTCAGGGTGCAGCAGGGCCTGCTTGCCAGGGTCTGTGGTGGCCCTCCACCACTTGGTGACAAAGGAGCCGCCCACCTCTTCTCTATAGGTGCAGGTTATCCAATCATCAAAGAGGTCTTGAGATTGATCCCTGTTCGTGGTTCGAATGCCTATGATGTTGAGGTTGTAAGCGTGCTGACCATCAAAGGCCTGATAGCCAATAGCCTCCACAGCTTTGAGCAGTGGTGGCAGCATTACTCAGCCTTCTTGAAAATGAAGTCACAGACCAGATCGACGAGCAGCCCAATGATCACCTCTTCCTGTTTCTCATTCAGGATCGGCATGTTGATTTTATCGTTGATCAGATCAATCACAAAGGCTCTCTTGGCCTTGCCTTGCTTGGCTCCTGGAAACAGATCTTCTGCCATCAGCACAGCATGCTTGATCACATTGGCGCGATTGATTCTCTTTTTTCTGCCTCTCATTTTTTGCCTCTCTTGCCTTTCTTCTTTTTCTTCTTCATTCCGTAGAGTTTCTTAGCTGGTCCCAATGGCATGTTTTCTCCTTTACCACTTCACTTTGGCAGCCCAATAGCTCCCACTCATTCTGCCTTTGGCTATGCCTTTGGCGTGTCTTTTTCTAAATGCTGCCCTCTTGGCCTTGTCTGCTTTGCTCTCATTCTTTCTGCCTCTTGGAGCAGTGTCAGCACCTTGCTGCCCGAACCTGATCACCTTGAGCTTTGAGCCCTCTTTGGCCAAGACCATGTGTGATTTTGAGGAGTGCTTTGGTGTCCTCTTGGGTTTGTTTACACCCTTGAGGCCATATCTCTTGAGCAGCTTTTTGATGTCCTGTGCCATCACTCAACAGCCTTGAGGACTCTTTCAAAAAGATCCTCATACTTCTTCGTCATCTCAGTCAGCTGTGCACCATACTTGCGATTCTGAAAGATTAGATATCCAAGAAAAAGCCCAGTGACTCCCAGGTCAATCAGCTCTGCTACAAACTCAGACTCCATCTCAATGCCCCACAAAAATTGCCAAGCACTCCATGATCACCACTGTGGCAATGATTAGACCTTTGGCCGTAGCCACCTGAGTGTTGAGATTCTGGATGGCCTCTTTCAAGCTGCTAACCTCCACCTCAAGAGTGTCTTGACGATTGCCCAATACGGCCACTTCTGTCTCAAGTTTTCTGACTCGGGTTTCCATTGTTCCCCCTACAGCCTGCCGCGCAGAAACCAGACTTTCCAGTCAAGGTCAGCATCAGTAAACGAGTCTGCGTTAATCAGCGAGCTTTGGATCTCAAACTTGTCCTCATCTGGCACGCTGTCAAGCAGCGCCAGTGTCCTTGTTTGTGTGGCGTCTACAAGCGCATAGTTGGAATAGCTAGCAGCTTTGGAAGTTGTGCCCATGCTGACACCCCAAAGCTCACCAGCCTGCACGTCTTCCACAACTGCCTGAGCTGCAGAAGCACTAGAACAGCAGATAAAAGTGATATTGCTCATGTGATCCCCGTTCTGCCCACAAGAGGCTGCAGTAGCATTTTGATTGACTGTATCCGAATAGTCCCCTGCACCGAGGAGTTAGTGCTAGCAAAGGCCACGAAAGGGTGCCAATACTGATTCGACGCATGATAATAGCGCGTGGAGTTGTCGGTTATGCCGTTTGCCTGATGATTAGTGCCGACCGGGTTCCACGGTTGATCTGTGGCATATGTGCCCGCGTAAGTGTGGATTTTCGTATTGCCAGAGGCGGCAGGCATTCTCATAGATGACAGTTGAAAAACCATAGCATTGTGTGCTGCCGCTGGAGCGTTTAGCTGGGACTTAAAAGTGTACCCGGTAACGGTGCCACCGTTCTGGTTATAGGACTGATAGCCCACGCGGAAAACAGTAGTGGCCCCGTCTGCTTCTGGCTGCGTGTTGCTGTTCTTGTAAACTCTAGCAGCCATCCAAGGATTGGTCACCCCAAACCCAGAAGGGCTCCCGCCTTGATCTGATCCGTAGCCGACAAGGCCAGCCATCACGGTCATCTTGTGCCCATAGGCGTCAGTGCCGCCTGTGTTCGTGCCGTTGATCGGGCCGCCATTGTCGGTGTCAAAAACAACTTCAAGCTTAAACTGAACGGCCTCAGGCTGTAACAGGTGAGCGGCAACACCAGACGGTTGAGACAAACCAGCATCCGTCACCATCTCAAGGTGTTTGCTTCGAATGATTGCCTTGCCATTCATTGTCGCTCCCTGCATAAACAGGTTTGACGGGCTGGCTTGATTGAAGACAAGAACGTCACCATCCATAGTCAAGCTGGTGTCACTGTTGACGCCTGATCCGTCAATGGTAGTCCAACCACCCACGCTCGCAACATTGGTGAGATCTACAAAAGAGGTCCACGGATTTTGTGCCCCTCCACCTCCACCACCACCGCCTTGATCGGCGCGTCGAGCGTTGCCCCTGGGGTCTGTCGATACAGGTCTAGAAAGTGCCATTTACCACCCCGCTCTGATTTTGTAGGTGGTCGTCACGCTGGTATCTGCTGCACTTGCCACCACACTCTGGTGGAATAGCTCCCCTGTGGCTGAGTAGTATTGAACAGGTGGATCCATCTGATTGTAGATTGTGGCAGCTGCTGTGCCATTCTCCACCACAGTCTCTGTTGCCAGCGCACTGCCTGACACAGTGGTTAGCTTTGGATCAATCGTAGCAGCTGATCCTGCTGTCTTGTCTGCTGCTTGCTGGAGAATCACCCCTTTCTTTGGCAGTCCTGCAATAGTAGCAATAGAGCCTGCAGCAGCTTCTGTCTCGGTGATGGTTACTAAATAGTCTGGGCCACCAAGGTGGGTGACTACTGCTGAGCCTGAGTAGGCCATGGGGGGTCCTTTGTTAGAGTGTTCTTGCTGGGCCTTGTGTTATCCCACGGGGATTGTATCGCGAGGCAGGTCTGGTATCAGCAGAAAAGTGAAAAGCAGATCCTCCTCTGTCCATTCGATGGCCTGGATCAGCATGACCTGATCGTCAAAGTGCAGCTCAGAATCTGTCACTGTTACCACGTCACCAGCCTGCAGATAGCCGAGCTTGTATGGTGCGCGATAGCTGATCTTCCTGTGTCTGCTGCTATAAGCCCTGCTCATCCAGTTAATGATCCTGCCTGCTGTCGCTCTGCTTGACACAAGGTCTGTCTCAATCTCCAAAGGCTTTGAGCCATACCTAGATCGGCTTGTCACTGTGTAGCTGTTACGCCACAAAAACTTGCCGGTCTTTTTGTTGAGATCACCAGTGACTGTCACCTGATTGCGGAGCTTGGCATATCGCGCATTGTAGCGATACTTTAAAGAGATCTCATTGGCTACAGGTGTGCTCTGATACTCTACGTCACTTTCTCTGTAGATGTGCCGATCAGCGATTAGATCAGCTTTCGCATCTTGCGCGGTTGCATCATATCGCCACACCACAGGGTAGAGGCCTTCTGAACTGGCACGCAAAGAGCAGGGCAGCAAGGGCAGAAGATCAGACTTGATAAAGTCCATGACATCGACGCGCTCACCAATAAAGAAGTCCAGCTCATAGCCAGTGAGAAGCTCAGCTGCTGCAGCTGTTCTGCCATCATCGACTTTGACCCCACTGAGGTGCAGCAGATATCTGAGAATGTCGCCAGCGTTTTGCAGATAGCCCTCAATGCTAGCCTGTGAAGAAGACAGGGTTTGAGTCATTCTCCTGTAGGGGTTTGGCTGTGCTCCGCCTGTTGCCACATCAAACTGCGCAAAGTAGCTGTCACCCACTGCATAGTCTCCTGACAAAGTGACATAGCTAAACAGCACACCATTGGCGTCTGTGTCTGTCTGCACCACCTCTGCCGTGGTGGTCTTTGTTGCGTCAGCTGCTTTGACCCTCACCACATTGATTGAAGAGCAGGTAATTCTGTGCCCACAAACCAGCCCTCTCACAGTGGGAGAAAAGCCACCGCCAAAGACATAGTAGATATATATCGGTGAACCTGCAAAGCCTTGGGCGCCAGGGTTCCCAAACAGCATGGGGTACACTGAACCCACTGCATTCTCATCAGCAAAAGGATGGTTGAAGTCATTAATAGTGTGCTCTGCATCTGGCTTGAGTAGTGATGAGCGCAGCCAGTCTGCCTCAATCTCCAGCGATACCGGCTCACCGATAGCACCATAGCTGGGGAGACTAACAGCGCCTGCCACAATGACCTGCCTATCATCATAGTCATCACCTGATTCTTTCCTAAAAAGTGAAAGCTCTGCAGTGGCTGAGCCAAGGTCTCCACCCTGTGCGATCCTTTTCGCTATGTCATCCCTGAAGACCACAGTGCAGCTTGCACTTGGAAGCTCAAAGTCTTGTGAGGCAAATTCCATCTCTGACACAAAGTCAACGCCTGACAGGGTGCCACTAAATAGCAGATCACCCTCATCACTGCTGATCGATGCAGTCTCTGTTGCAAACCTGTAGACCTTACCGGCTAGCGTCAACTCCAGCAGCCAGATGGGCTCAAAGTCCCTCAGGTCTGTCTCTGTATACCACTTCATTTCAAAGCTCTTCTTCGATC